CGAATGAGTCGCGCAGCACTGGCGGCAACTTGTTCACCTGCGCCTTCAACTCAGAGAAGAGCGCGTCGAACAGCTGCCCCGCAGTCGGCGCAGTCATAACGGCTTTCTGTGGGAACCGCGTGCACATGACCCAGACAATCGCCCACGCGCACACCGTGGACTTGCCAACACCATGACCGGCACGCACAGAGATGCGACGCTTGCCGGCAGCGATCTTCTGCAGCAGCTTCTCTTGCCACGGCAATGGCGACTGGCCCAAAACATTTCGGACAAATTTGACCGGATCACCGCGATACAGTGCAATGAAATCGTCGAACTCTTTCCCGTCAGCCTTGACCTGCTTCACTATTACTCACCCTTACTCAGCAACGCATCTGCGCGCATCGCCAGATCATCTAACGCGGCATAGGTATACCCTATCGCCATGTTATAAGCATTACTCTCACCCGTTGAGTCCATCATCGTCGCGATCTCTTCTCGCCGCTTCAGTTGATCAACCAAGTTAAAGTAAGAGTGAACGAACAACTGCAACAATATCTCAGCTTCGCTTCTCATTGACCGGCGCTCCCCATTTCTGTTTCCCCATCTCCCATCCCTCTGCCCATGCCTTGTGCCGGTCAGTCCCAACCTCGAACGGGTTATGGTCAAACGGACATCCTTGACGGAAGGAGATCATCGCATCGCCACGCACAGTATCCAGACTGCGTACGAGCTTCTCCCATTCGTTATTCGGTTTCAGGTTAGTCCAACCCATCACTCTTTCTCCTTGGCTGGCGCAGGCATCACGCCATATGCAGGCCATGTTCCGTTCAATGCGCCTTCCGCAATATCTCCGGCTATTGCCCCCAATGCGGGAAGGCGGTGATTTCTGGTGTCTTTGGAATCAGGCCATCAATTGTCCTTAAAGCACCGCGCAAACGCTCAATCTCGTCGCGCTGCTGTTGAATTACTTTGCGATACTCTTCACGCGCTTTGGCATAGACATCGTGCTGTTCATTTAAGGTTTGTTCAACAATATCCATCACTTTTGCCTCATCAGTTTTTTCGTGAACCCCAACAGCAACTCATGGTGAGAACCACCATGCCACCACTTCTGCATATACGGTTTCTCGTACCACTTTTGCTGCGACTCTGGGTGGCACCCGATCAGTCCCACCCTTCTCTGTATCACTGCCATAGGATCGCCATTCGCATAACGCGCATGGATCTGGCAGCTCCCATCACCTACAAACGTACACCCGTCATAAAAGAACATACGCTCATCACGATTACCCCAAGTCACGCGCGCCACAGTGCCATAGCTGCGACGCACATCTGCATCTGGGCGCTTGATATACTGCACAGGTTCAAGCCCATCGAGAAGGTCAAAGTATTCCCGTCCAGCCCAGTAGCTACCCATGCAGATGCCAAGGTATTTCCCACCACGCGAAACAAAATCAGAAATTGCGTTACCCTCGCGCCGCTTAAAGAAATCGTAATATCTGCGAGCGTCGCCAATACCACCAGGGAATGCCACTATATCCGCATCGCGCAGCACATCATCGAGCACATCTGTCTCATCAAATGTGCGTATCTGAAACTCACCGCTCAACGCCTCGACCATACCGTCAACGCATTCCTGAGAGCACTCAGGGTCATGGCGAAAGATGGCGATAACAGGTGTCACTGATCGCCCTTCACCACATGGTCAACCATCTTGATCAACCGCAGATTCTCGCGCCGCAAATCCATCACTACCTCTAACGCGTTATCTCGCTGCCGCTCCGCATCAGAAAGCCTCTTACGCAGATCGATCAAGTGATCCATCGTCTCCATATCTGCATAGCGTGCGTATGACGCTTCTCTCTTGCTCTCAAAGCCAGCCATCACCCTATCTCCCTCTCCATAACGCGATACACGCTCGACCGCGAGATCTTCAGCTGCCGCGCCACTTCAGCCGTGTTCATCCCCGTACCCATCAGCGCAACTATATCTTCACGCTTCGCCTGCGCCGTGGGCTTGCGGCCCTTGTATTTCCCATCAGCCTTCGCCTTCTTGATACCCTCACGCTGACGCTCCAACATGATCTCGCGCTCAAACTGCGCCACCGAGCCAATCACATTCAGCATCAGTTTGCCCGTCGGTGTGTGCGTATCAAGATTCATCGCCAGAATACGCAGGCTCGCGCCGCGCTTCTCAATCGCGTCAATCAGCGCCACTAAATGCGCCACACTGCGAGCCAAACGGTCGAGCTTCGTCACGACCAGCACATCGCCATCGCGCAAGTACTGGATGGCCTCATCAAGCTGGTCACGACGCACAACTGAGGACGCCTGCTCCTCAAAGATGCGCTCGCACCCTGCCGCGGCAAGGTCACGCTTCTGGGAATCGAGGCCCGCGTTCTGGTCAGTCGTGGAAGTTCTGGCATACCCTATAAGCATAGCTGCATCTCCGTGTTGCGGTTCTGGATTTTCGGGCGGGGGTTGGCAGCAGCAGCCGCACCCCCAGGGGGGTGGAGACGGGGGGGGGGTGTCAAGATTTTGACATGTCAAAAGTTTGACAGTGTCAGTTATTTGACGTGTCAAAAGTTTGACGGTCTCCCGTCTATGTTGCGCTGCACAATTTCCCTATTCCGAATCTCCGTGTTTCATTAGCGTTAAAGACATTGTGCGACACGTGTCCCAAAATGTCAAATACAATTTCAGTGCGACACATTCGCTTGTGGATAACTCATTCGCACATGGGCAAGGTCTATTTGGAAATACTTATTATTTCACCTTCGATGATATCAGGCGCTGGCAAAGCTTTCGCTGAATCGTTCAACCGTTTAAGCGCATCGAGATGCAGCTGATGTGTATGCGTAACCGCAACGTCCACTGTTTGCCGGTCACCGTAAATCTTTGGCAGCAACCGCGACGCTGTCCACTTCAACCCATCGAGCGCAACGCGGGCAACGTCCGGCGGAACTTCCCCCGACACAACTCTTTTAGTCAGATCTGAAATTTCATCAGCGTGAGCCATTGCCCTCGCTTCAATCGCGCGGGCGTATTTCTTAGAAAAGCTCTCCTTTTCCCCTAGCCACTTCCAAATCGTGAAGTCTGACGGCATGTCTTCGTCTTTAGAAACACTATTTACAGAGCGGCCAGCAGCAATCCTTCGGCAGATTTCGTCCTCGATTCCTTCTGACCAAATCGTTGGCCTGCCATTCTTTTTCGCTTCTTTCGCCATTTTTCCCCGCAATTTCAACGCGTTTCCAAAATCTTTACCACCCTACCTCAAAAAGACAAAATCCGCTTGACTATTCCTTATAGATATTCCTATATGGTTGCACCCTAAAGGGAAAACGGAAAAACGGAGATCACAGCAATGGCTAATCACAACATGCACCAACTCATTCAAAACATGATTGCTGATCTGAACGATCACAAAACGGAAATACTTGACCACCAATACCCAGACGACCAAGTAAATGAGTTTGTCGATAGTTGGACGCCTATCTATTATCATCATCTAGCGCAATTATTGGCAGACGATCCGTCTCTTGGTCACGGCCCAGACGATAGCGGATTAATCAAAGAAAATCCTACGGTTTGGGATATTCTCACGGTTGCTGTTTATGAAAGACTAAGCGCGGCCGCCTATGAATGGATCCATGACGCGCAAAACGAACGAGAAGCAGCATGATCCGCTTTATCTTTGAGGCAACCGTAGAGATTGCCGCGCTAGGGGTATTCCTCGCCGCTATTTTCACAATCGCAATCGGAGTGAATTGAAATGAAAATAAAGCTATTCAAAAACGGCGCGCTGACAACATTCGAAAAAATTGAAAGCAATGTTAATCGGTTTTATGAAGTTCGCGTGCGCGCGCCTAATGGCGAATTGATCGACAAGGTAAGGTGCGACGATTATCGCGACGCGCGCGCCTATCTCAAATCTTTTAACGGAATTGCGCGCAATTCATAAAACAAGCCGAAACGCGCCTAATGGGGCGCGTCTTGCCGTTATGCGGCAACTGATGAGGCTACACGGAGACACGGAATCATGAGACCGAAAAAAGATTTGACGCATATTTATGCCGTCACAACGATCAGCGTAATTCTGAATCGCGCCGTAACATGTGTTACGAGTCACGATATTGCGTGGAACGGAACGGGCGGAGGCGACGCGGTGTTGTATCACCCCGAAACGCGTGCCGTGACGGTCGATCCGTTCAAAATCACGGATTTACAGTATTTCGCTATAAAGGGTTTCTGTGATTGTCATGAATTCGCTTTTAAAATCACCGACTAATGCCATTCCTCCCACCCTCACCCTTACCCTTAGCGCTGCCATAATAGGCGGCGCTTTTTCGTTTTGAGCCACCCCATGCCCCTACCCCGCGACTCGCCCTAATACTCGCGCGGCAATATGTCGCACGCTATCCAATGCCGTTTTCCGCGCGCCTATTGCGCCGAAGCGCTGCCATGCGTGAGGCTTTTGCCATGCGCCATAACGCGGCGCGGCATGCCATGACGCGCGCCATTGTGCAATGCGGCATCGCCATTGTGCGATGCACCATGTCAATCGGCTGACACTGTCAAACTTTTGACTCTGTCAATCGACTGACACTGTCAAAGAAATGACAGTCGCCAACACGCTTTATGAGCAACCATTTTCCAATAGAATTTTGCGCTCATAAATCAGTTTGAAATTCAGAAAAACCACTTCGATTTACTTTTGCCAAATCCACCCCCGGTATGCCGGTTTTCCGAAAACGCATTAGGAAGCCCTACAGCGGCTTTCCAGTGCTCTCAGCCACTACCCTACCTGCCACCCATACCAATGCCATTCCTGAGCCACCGCTGTGCCGAGAAACGCCATCCTAGAACGGCAACCCATCCCCACCACGCGGCAACGCCTTCCCCGTCCGAGGCCGCTCATCAGTTACACTCGCCCCGGCAAACGCATCCTTGGCCTTCGCCACGCCGGTGCTCTCGTAGCGATTGCGCCAGCAGACCAGTAGCTCCTCGACGCTCACCACTGTGTCTGGCTCCGCGGCACTCAAGGCTGGCGCATCTGCGTCTTCCCTGACGAGCACCACCGTGTAGGTTCTCCCGCCGCTCTTGGCCTGCCAGATGCCCTCACCAAGCGGTGTGTGTCCCTGTTCCCCTGCTGCCTTGGCGAGTGCCTGCCATCCCCGCATGAGGATCTCGGCGCGCTTGGCTACAGCGTCAGCGTCCTGCGCCTTGATCGCCTCATCGAGCTTCTGACGCGCTGACTCAAACTTCACCGCAAGATCCGGTGAGGCCAGAGACTGGAGACGACGGTAACCCCAAGCGCCTTCCATCTCCCGCGCCAATCGGTCGAGCGGGGCGAGCGCCGCGTCAACCTGCCTTTGACGCATCTCCCAGACAAGCATCTCGTTCGGGCTATCGATGTCTGCAACTCGTCTTGCCATCAGTTCATCCTCACCGCTTCTTCGAACTCCCCGCACCAGTCAGACGCGCCGGTGATAGGCCAGCTGCATCCGTAGTGCTGATCCTTGACCGTACCCGTCGCGGTGACTTGCGGCGGCAACCTATGACACTCGCCTTCAGGCTCAGAATCACTGTTCTCTTTGAACTCCACCCAAAAGACACATCGCTCACAGGTCGCGTTTTTGAGCGTCCTCTCGCCTTCCTGATCCCGCATCACCAGCTGGTACAACTGGATCACGGGACGCTCACCCTCATCGTCATCACCACCACCGAGACCGCTCATCAACTCTCTCCTCTGACCCGCAACTCACCAGCTGCAACTTAGTCTCAAACTTACACCGACAGAAGTCGGCGACACCCGAAGCGACATTGTGGGATCCCCCCTAAAGGGGGGATACCCAATCCGACATGTCGCCTCGTGTCGTGTCCAGAAACGACAAACTACGCCATGTCGGGCAATGTCGGCTTGTCGGATTTTTCTGTAACATGTTGATGTTGCTCTGTTTTCCATAAAATGTCGCCTTTGGCGGATATGATTTTCGCCACACTGAGCGACGAAGCAGCTCTTTGGTACGCTCTTTCGCTGAATTTGTCGTCTCCAGCACACAAATGTCGGAAATAGGCTAACCAATCAGCACGCCTGATACACAGTTTATCTGCCGGTATTCCTGGTATCCCGTAGCGTTTTCCGACTTCAGAGACCGCCAGATCGAAGGCTTCCAGCGTGAAGATTTCGCTCTCGGTGAGCTGCTTTTTCTGCTTCTTTTTGATGTGCTGTTTCTCACTGGGTCTAAGCCCTAGTGAAACGATATTCGGGTCGACTGGGTCGGTGAGAACCTTAACCATTTCGAAGTGAAACTCGATCCCGTCTTCGCTTTCCTTCTGCTTCGTCGTAGTGAGTTTTCCGGTCAGGTGCTCGCGGTCTTCCTCGTCTGATGTCCTGACGCATTCAAGTTCCGCGTCCACCGCACCAAGCAGCGCTGACGATCCACGCATACCTTTTGACTCGTCCTTGCCGGCATGGTGGACGACGAGCACCGTGCAACCGAGCTGCGCGATGAGCTCTCCTATGACCGCTATGAATTGGCTCATGTCGCTGGAGCTGTTCTCGTCCCCGACAAAGTTGCGCGCAAGCGTATCCACGACGATGAGCGATGGAGCGATGCCGAGTTCGTGGATCTCCTTGATGAGCTCCTGCATGTCTTCCAGCGTCGAGCTGAG